ACTATGTTTATAAAATCAATACCACCAAAAGAAGTATTGGAGAAATTGTTTTACTATGATCCAAAGACTGGAAGGTTGTATCGAAAGATAGGCCGAGGTAATCAAATAGCAGGCGCCGAAGCAGGATGGATATATACTCATCCTGATGGTCGAAAATATAGGAGAATTTTTCTTCAAGGAAAGTATTATTATGTACATCGAATTATTCTTGAGATGAATGGCTATAGTTTACGACAAGATCAAGATATAGATCATATAGATGGTGATGGACTTAATAATAAACTCGATAACTTAAGACCTTGTACACATCAACAAAATCAACAAAATAGACGCGTAAATAAAAATAGTAAAACTGGTCATAAAGGTGTTTACTTTAATAAAAGCCGCCAAAAATATTGTACGCGGATTGGGCATAATGGAAAACAAATATGGTTGCGTGACTCAACTGGTAGAATGTTTTTTGATACTATCGAAGAGGCTATTAAACTTCGAAAAGCAGCAGAAGAAGCTTTGAATACTGAATCCAACGCTTTCTTCAATAGCACTAGGCGCGTAAATAAAAATAGTAAACCTGATATAAAAGGTGTTGGCTTTGATAAAGGCAACCAAAAATATGAGGCGCAGCTAGTGTATAGTGGAAAAATAAGAAAGTTGCGCAGAACAAAATGATGAAAATGGAGAATTGTCTTGACATTATTTTCAAAGCCTGGTATTGTGGCCATATGATTGGTTAAATGAGCCTAACTTTTTTCTGCCACTGATGAGTTCTAAAGAACGAAACAAGATATTAATCTTGTATGGCAGTAATGTTACTGTCAACAACATAAGGAAGTTAGTATGTCTAAGATTGAACGTGTTCTAAATGAAATGAGTGTATTAGCAAACCCAATGTCACCAAAAGAAGTATTGGAGAAATTGTTTCACTATGATCCAAAGACTGGAAAGTTGTATTGGAAGAAAGTCCAGACCATGGATTAGAATTATCGTTTGATTTAGAAGTATAAATATACAGTGATAGAATGCCAAAAGGGTTCTATCACTATTAACAGAAACACCTTGCTAATTAGGAGGTAACTATGTCTATGTCTATGTTGATTGATCAAAAGTATCGTGATGATTTCAATTACTTTTTTGTTGGTGCTGATCGTTTGTGGAATAATCTTGACGCATTTATCAATGGTTCAATGACAGTAACCCGGGATTATCCACCGCACAACATTATTAAAATCGATGAAGACCGCTATGCTATTGAATTAGCCATAGCTGGTTTTTCTGAAAATGATATTGAAGTGCATTTAGAAGATGGAAAGTTGACCATCACGGGAAAAATCGAAAAGAAAAATGATCAAAAAGTGCCCGACGAATTAAAATATGTTTATCGAGGCATTGCAGGAAGGAGTTTTACAAAAACATTTAAGATTGCAGATACCATTGAAGTTGAAGAAGCAAGACTTACAAATGGGATGCTTAAAATCAATCTTAAGCATGTCATACCAGACAATCGAAAAGCTAAGAAAATTGAGATTAAGACTGGAAGTAATTCGTCTTCAAAAAAGGAATATCTAACAGAGTAAGACTGTTTACTCTTTAATTATGAAAAATAGGAACAATTTTTAAATTGTTCCTATTTTTTTATTTACTTTTTTACGATAATAGAATATAATTCTATGATTAATGAGAAATTTTATAAAGCCCTGTAATGAAGGTTCTAACGTGGTAAAATTTTACACAGCCGTAGAAAGACATTATGACGATATTCTTTATGTTGGTTATAACGATAATCAACGTGAAATAAAACGTATCAAATTTAAGCCTACACTGTTTATAGCGTCTCCTGAACCAACAAAATATACAACACTTAATGGTTTATATGTAGATACTTTTCAGCCTGGATATATGAGCGAGTGTAGCGAATTTATCAAGACGCATGAAGCTTCTAATTTCAAGATTTATGGCAATCTCGATTATTCTGCACAATTTATTGCAGAAACATTTCCGAACGGCTGCAAACCAGACGCATCTGTAATGAATATAACATTTGTTGATATTGAGGTGGAATCTGATCAAGGCTTTCCTAATCCAGAAGAAGCAAAACTTAAAATCACTGCTATTACTGTTAAAAATAATTTAAACGATACATTTTACACATGGGGTTATGGAGACTTTGATGTTTCTAAATCTACCATAAAAGATAAAAGAATTCAATATACCAAATGTAATAATGAAGAAATTCTACTTACTAAATTTATTGATCATTGGTCCAAGAATACGCCCGATATTATTAGTGGTTGGTATTCTAACGAATTTGATATAATTTATATTATTAATCGTATTACAAAAGTTCTCGGAAAAGAAGCTACTCGCAAATTGTCATTATTTAAATTGTATCCAGAAAAAAATAAAAAAGATAACACATATACGATTCCGGGCTCAACACAACTTGATTTTATGTCTGTCTTTAAAAAACTAGGTTATACATATGGAAATCAAGATTCGTACAAACTTGATAATGTAGCCAATGTCATTCTTGGAGAAAAAAAGATTGACTATTCAGAATACTCTTCTCTTCATATGCTTTACAAAGAAAATCACCAAAAATTTATTGATTATAATATCCGAGATGTAAGTCTGGTTGAGCGAATGGAAGACAAAACTGGTCTCCTTTCTCTTGCGCTTACTCTTGCACACAAAGCAAACTCTACTTATAAAAATATATTTGGCTCGGTGCGTATATGGGATACATTTATCTATAACATCTTAAATAGAAAGAATGTGATTATACAAGGACATAATCCCGAATACGCACGTAATAATCTAGACGGCGGATATGTAAAAGATCCAATAATTGGTATGCATAAATGGGTGTGCTCATTTGACTTAAACTCACTATACCCTCATTTAATTATGCAATACAATATGTCTCCAGAAACTATCGTTAATGATACAGTTGAAAGTGTGTCTGTTGATAATCTATTGAATAATACACATTATGATATTCCTAAGGAAATGTCGATGTCTGCAACGGGTCAATTATTTAAGAACGATAGAAAGGGTTTGTTTCCAACAATAGTTGAAAACATGTATGCAGAAAGAACAGAAATTAAAAAGAAAGCGCTTTCTGCAAAACAAAAACTTGAAACAATAGACAAAAAAGATGTACGTGAAAAGTTTCTTGTTGAAAAAGAAATAAGTCGATATGATAATGAACAAATGGCCATTAAAATTATGATGAACTCTTTATATGGAGCCATTAGTAACATTTATTTCAGATACTACGATTGGCGCATAGCTTCATCAATTACTATATCAGGGCAGCTTGCTATTCGCTGGGCGGAGCAAGTAATTAACAAGTATATGAATTCCATACTTAAAACAAAAGGAATCGATTATGTGATAGCTATCGATACTGATAGTTTGTATGTTAAACTTGACGATCTTGTCAATCAAGTAATGCCCAATGAAACAGATAACAACAAGATATGTGCTTTTATTGATAGAGTTGCAGGGCAAAAGATAGAACCTATTTTAAATGATGCATATGGCAAACTTCAAAAATATCTAAATGCATTTTCTCAAAAAATGTCAATGAAAAGAGAAATCATTGCATCTAAGGTAATCTTTACAGGAAAGAAACGATACATTACAAATGTATTGAATAACGAAGGTGTACAATATACGAAACCAAAAATTAAAATTACAGGCATTGAAGCTGTTCAATCTTCTACTCCACAGATATGTAGAAAGTTTATTGAAAACACAATTTATGTTATCATTAATCAAGACGAAACCACAGTACAAGAATTTATTCAAAAAACACGAGAAGAGTTTAACAAATTGTCTCCAGAAGACATTGCATTTCCTCGTGGAGTAAGTGAAATAAATAAAAATTATGCACAAGGTGTAGGTATACCTATTCACGTTCGCGCGTCTCGTCTTTATAACAAACTCATTCTAGATAAAAAACTTGTAAACAAGTATGAAGAAATTAAAGACGGATCAAAAATCAAGTTCTCTTATTTGAAGATGCCTAATCCTATGGGTCAAAATGTTATTGCATTTATGAATGTTTTACCTACAGAATTTAATATAAAGGAATATATAGATTATGATACACAATTTAATAAAACATACGTAGAACCTATTAAACACATTCTAGATTCTCTAGGATGGAAAATAGAAAAAATAAACACACTTGAAAACTTTTTTTAAACAACAGGAGTAAATATACATGACAACAGATAATTATTTTAGAGATTTGGTAAAAGAAATCAACGATGAATATACAAGCATTGTAGGAGATGGACTTGGTTCTTCAGAGTTTAGTGGATATATTGATACCGGTTCGTATATGCTAAATGCATTGCTTTCAGGTTCAATTTATGGTGGAGTACCAAATAATAAAATTATTACTTTTGCTGGTGATCCATCAACGGGTAAAACATTTTTTTCTCTTGGCATTTTGAAAAAGTTCCTAGATGATAATCCTACAGGCGGATGCATTTATTTTGATACTGAAGGTGCTGTTACAAAACAGATGATGGAAGAGCGAGGCGTTGATTCAAAACGTGTAGTTCGCTCAGAACCAGAATCCATTGAAAAATTCAGAACTACAATCCTTAAGGTACTCGATAATTATATTGAAGTTCCTAAAGATAAAAGACTGCCGATGTTAATGATACTTGATTCACTTGGTCAATTGTCAAGCATTAAAGAAATAGAAGATAGCGCTGATGATATAGAGAAAAAAGATATTAAAAAAGATATGACAAAGCCGCCACTTTTCAAAGGATTATTTAGAGTTATTGGGCTTAAGCTTGCCAAAGCAGAAGTACCTTTTATTGTTACCAATCATGTATACGCAGCAATTGGTGGTTATGGAACAAGCAAAGAAATGTCTGGTGGTTCAGGTTTAAAGTACGCATCATCGCAGATTGTTTTTCTATCTAAAATGAAAGATAAGGATGGTACTGAAGTAGTTGGCAATATTATTCATTGTCGAACGATTAAATCTCGTTTTACACGAGAAAATAAAAATGTAGATGTTAAGTTATCATACAGAAAAGGCCTTGACAAGTATTATGGTCTACTTGATCTTGCAGAAAGGGCTGGTGTATTTAAAAGAGTGGCAACACGATACGAATTGCCAGATGGAACTAAAATGTTTGGCAAAGGTATTAATGAGGAGCCAGAAAAGTATTTTACCAAAGACATTCTGGATAAATTAGATAAGCAAGCACAAAAAGAATTTTTATATGGAGAATATGAAGAACTAAAAGTTGATGAAATTACAAATGAAGAAGTCGAACAATCGAATCAATCAGAAGATTCTGATTCACAGAAATTGCCAACACCAGACAAGTTGAAACTCTTAGTTAATGACAAAGCCTTAAAAACAAAGAAGATGATACAAGATATTGTTAGCGAATCGTAATTTATTAATTGAGTTGAACAATGGAAAAATATGAAATTTTATTTGATGAATATATAGATGAAAAAATAGCTAGAATTAAGTTGACATCTGGCGAATGGAATGGTATAGTCTATCGTTATGGTAATGTAAAATTCAAGAGAAGGAAAAAAGATTTTGCTATACTTAAATTTGATTATGACGTAATTTCTGTTCCAAATAATATTGATATCAAAAAAATGAGCATTGAAGAGAAGAGTAAATTTGAAACTCTTCTTGGTGATATATTAGTTGAACTTATCACGGAGGCAGCGAGTGAGATTAGAACAAACAATATTGTCTAATTTAATCTATGATGAAAACTATTGCCGCAGAGTCTTGCCGTTCTTAAAAAAGGAATACTTTCACGATCAAACGGAAAAACTTATTTTTTCCGAAATAGATATTTTTATTAACAAATATAATAATCTTCCTACAAAAGATACACTTCTTATAGAATTGAATAATAAATCAGATGTTTCTGAAAACGTTTTTAAAGAAAGCGTTGAATACATCAATAATATGTTATTCGAAAAAAAGGACGAACAATGGCTTATTGATAATACTGAAGAATTTTGTAAAGAAAAGGCAGTATATAACTCCATTATGGAGTCCATTTCTATCATTGAAGGAAAGTCTAATAGCAAGGATCGAGGAGCCATACCTAGTATCTTGACAGAGGCACTTTCTGTAAGTTTTGACAATAATATTGGTCATGACTTTATTGAAAATTCAGAAAAACGACATGACTTTTACACAAAACGTGAGGATCGTGTGCCGTTTGATCTTGAATATTTTAACAAAATAACTAAAGGTGGTTTGCCAAATAAAACTCTCAATATCCTTCTTGCTGGCACAGGCGTGGGCAAAACTCTTGCAATGTGTCATATGGCAGCAGCAAACCTTTTGGCTGGAAAAAATGTTTTGTATATTACTCTTGAAATGGCAGAAGAAAGAATAGCAGAACGTATTGATGCAAACGTCTTAAATATTCCCATTGATGAATTGTATCAGTTTCCAAAAAAGCTTTTTGATGATAAGATAGCTCGTCTTAAGACGCGTACAAACGGTAAACTGATCATTAAAGAGTATCCAACTGCAACAGTAGGAACTAATAATTTTCGTTTTTTATTGAATGATTTGTATCTCAAAAAGAACTTCAAACCTAATATCATTTATATAGATTACATTAACTTGTGTTTATCTAATCGACTTAAATTTGGCTCAAATGTCAACAGTTATTCTTATATCAAAGCTGTTGCAGAAGAACTTAGAGGTCTGGCCGTTGAAAGAAATTTGCCCATCATTAGTGCTACTCAGCTAAATCGTACGGGCTTTACTTCTTCTGATCCGGGCCTTGAAGATACATCCGAATCATTTGCTCTTCCAGCAACAGTGGACTTTATGTGTGCACTCATGACTTCTGACGAACTTGAATCGCTTAATCAAATCATGATAAAGCAACTAAAAAATAGATATAATGATCCAACAATTGATAAACGTTTCGTTGTAGGAGTAGATAGAACAAAAATGAGACTTTACAATGTAGAATATTCTGCTCAAAAGGATATTGTAAATGACGCACCAGTAATGGACAATACTACATTCAATGAACGTAGAACTGAAGAAGAAAAGATGGAATGGACAACGAAAAAGGCAGGAAAAAAGAATTTTGATAGTCTTTTTATTAAATGAAGATAAACGAACATGTATGAAATTAGAAAATATGCAGATTTATATAGAATATATGACAAAACTAATAGGATATACATAGGTTATACCAAAGATGAAAACGCAGCAAATTATTTTATATACACTATACTTAAAAAGAAAGGATTTGAGGGCAATATACCACGATTTTTATTTGTACATTTGTCTTATGGGATTAATATTGATAATTTATGGGCTCTGAAAGACTAATGAGTCCTGAAAGTCCAAGATGTATGATTATAAATAATTATAGTGACTAACTACTTGATATCATTAGTTTCTTTTTTTTAAAAAAAAAGATTGAAATTATAACCATTATATAGTATTATATAACTATATGCTATGGAGTTTAACAATGTCAAATTTTGTTGTAATAAAAAAGACAAAAATTGATCTAAGTTATGTATATTAAGTAGTAGGTAAAATGTACTTATCAGTAGCCGGCGGAACTCAGCTTCAAAGAAAAATAACCGAGGATGTTGCTCATTGGGCGGCGAATCAGTTACTTGGTAGATTAAGTAATAAAATTGAAATTGATATAGAATTGCGACGTATAAGCAGCGCAGATGGCATATGCGAATGGTTGGATGACAATATTAATCCAAGAGAATTTAAAATAACATTACGAACTGGTCAAAAGTTTTCCGAACTTATTATTACTATTTTACATGAAATGACGCATATAAAACAATATGCTCGTGGTTATCTTGAAGATCATTACGACAATAAAGTTTCTTGTCGTTGGAAAAATAAAGATATCTCAAGCCGTGTTGATTACGATGATCAGCCATGGGAAAAGGAAGCATATGCCGAACAGGGCCGATTGGCAAAAAAATTCGTAAAAGATACAAATTTTGGTTATACTAAAGAAATGAAGAAAATTGACAAAAATAAGAAAAGTTTAACAAATAATAATAATTGTAGCAACTTGCATAAAAAGTATAAAAAAGATTCAAAGATTATTGAAAATAGTATAAGATAATGTCTCCCGAACGTAATAATGAAATATGTGAGAATCTTTTTAAGATCGCACAAAGTATAGCACCAGTCAGGTCGTCGCGGCTGGCGGCATGTCTTGTGTATAAGAACGAAATATATGCTTATGGTTTCAGTAAAATGAAAACGCATCCTTTTCAAGTACGTTTTTTTAAAAATCCACAATCAATATACCTACATGCAGAAACTGACTGCATAAAAAACGCACTTCGTGTTACTAATGATAAAACTATAGCTAAGTCCACTCTTTATGTGGTTAGAGCAAAAAAGGATGTACACAATCACAAACTTTGGGTGTATGGTTTGGCGAAGCCGTGTCTTGGTTGCCAACGCGCCATAATTACGTATGATATTAAAAATGTAATTTATACAACTAATGAAGGTCATTATAAATATATGTAAATACTTCTACATCTACAGAGAATAAAATGATGAATTATAAATCATTTTTAATAGAATCTAAAAATACGCACATGGAGCACATTGAAGATTTAATCTTTAATGAGGGAGTTTCTGGTGCGCGCACTGCTATTAACTTTTTACAAGACCTTCGCAATATGTTGGCGGGGCATGCTCCATCTGCAAAAAACATTACCGTAAAGTGGGACGGAGCTCCTGCAATATTTGCTGGAATAGATCCTAGCGATGATAAATTTTTTATCGCAAAAAAAGGATTATTTAATATCAAACCAGTAATGTACAAATCTCAAGATGATATTAATAACGATAATCGTCTTGCATCAGAGTTAAAAAAGAAATTCAAAATAGCATTTAATGAGTTTTCTAAGTTAGGAATCAAGTCTGGTGTTTATCAAGGCGATTTGATGTTTACAACAGGCGACATCAAAGTTGAAGATATAGAAAATGAAACATACTATACATTCCAACCAAATACAATAGTCTATGCTATTCCAGTAAAATCTCAATTAGGAAAAATCATACATAAAGCAAAGATCGGTGTTGTATGGCATACAACTTACACCGGCGAAAATATACGTAATATGAAAGCATCTTTTGGTAAAAATATAACAAAAAACTTTAAAAAAGTTCGAAGCATTTGGATGGATGACGCCACATATAAAGATGAATCTGGAACAGTAAATTTTACAAAGGACGAGACAACTAAAATCACAGAAATACTGTCAAAAGCAGGAATTATATTTAAAAAAATATCAAGCGATATACTTCAAACAATTTCTTCTAACGAAGAACTTAAGATAAGAATAAAGACATACAATAATACTTATGTTCGTGAAGGTAATCCTTTTCCGAACCCAAATAAACATGTGCATGGTCTATTTAATTACATTACTGATTATTATGATGAAGAAATAAAGAGTAAAAATACTCCTGTTGGAAAACAGAATGTAATGAAAAAGAAAAAAGAAGCTATGATCATATTCCAAAATCCTAATGATCTTATCAACATATTCGAATTTATGAACTATATTATTCAAGCAAAGAGTATGATAGTAAATAAGCTGAATATGGCTTCTAAATTGAACATGAATACATTTTTAAGAACATCAAACGGATTTAAAGCAACAAGTCAAGAAGGATTTGTTGCAATAGACGATATTAAAGGAGTGGTCAAACTAGTAGATAGACTTGAATTTAGTAGGGCCAACTTTTCTGCAAATGTGATTAAAGGATGGAAGAAATAAAAAAAACGAAATTCTAAGTTTCTGATTAAATAAAAATTTAAATAATTATAAATAATCACTATAAACTCCAAGTTAGGCCAAGGCAATCCTAGGAGATAAAATGGCGATTATAAAAGATAAGACAAAAAAAAATTTGAATGTTGCTAATACCGTCCAGCACAAAAATTGGTTTAATAATATAATTAAAAAAATTAAACTATGGCACGCAGCAATAGGTATGTTTGTTGCCCTTACTAGTGCTTATTCTGGCGCCGCTGCAATTGGCCTTGATTTGCCAAGATTTGCTTGGCTTTCTGAATTAAGAAAAACAGAAGTAAAATTAAATGGTGTTCAACTTAGAATGGAAAGACTTCAAGCTGAATCGCTTCAAAGGGCGTGGTTAGATATTGCAGCACGAATAGCTGAATTGGAAGCAAAAAAAATTAAAATTCCACAGTTACTAAAAACTCAAGAAGAGATGGTTAAACTTGAATTGCAATTTCAATCCAATTTTGTTAGAGAATTGGAGATGAAATAATGACAAAAGTGGTATTTGCATTTGGTAGATTTAATCCACCTACTATTGGTCATCAAAAGCTAATAGACAAAGTAAAATCTGAAGCTTCTAGAAAAGGCGCCACTCCTCGTGTGTATTTGTCTCATAGTCAAGATGCTAAAAGAAATCCTCTTGATTACAATACTAAATTTCGCTTTGTAAAAAGAGCATTTGGAAATTTAGTTACAAAATCTTCTTCAAAAAATTTAGTTCAAATACTTAAAGAGCTTGGAGATGAAGGAGTAACTGAAGTAACCATAGTTGTAGGTTCAGATAGAGTAAAAGAGTTTAAAAAATTGTTAAAAACAGATTTTTATTTTAATAAAATTAATGTTATAAATGCTGGAGAGCGCGATCCAGATGCTAGCGATGTATCTGGTATGTCTGCATCAAAGATGAGAGAGGCTGCAGCCTCTGGCAATTATGCCATATTTAAGAAAGGTACCCCAAAAATGTTGTCTGAAAAAGATAAAAAAGACATGTATAATGAAATTCGTGATGTTATGGGCATTACTGAAGAAAAGAATAAAGAAACTGATGATATGAATATGGATTCAGAACCAGATGACGAAGAGCTTGACAAATTTATGAATACACTGAATATTGACAAACTTGATGAAGAAGAAGATTCTATTTTTGATGAAGAGTATGATGGCCAACAAGACCTTCAAGAGCGTCAACCACTTACCATTGCACAGCGGTTAAAAAGAGCGAGAGTAATGAGACGTTTGGCTCCTCGTATAAAGCGCAAACGCGAAATGCTTAAAAGACGTATGGCAGATACAACAAGACTGACTCGGCGCGCGCGCAAGGCAGCTATTAAATTCTTAAGACGCCGCGCTGCAGGAAGACAAGGAGTCCGTTATGCTTCTTTGGGACCATCGCAAAAGATTGCTATTGATAGACTTATCATGAAAAGAATGCCAATGGTTGGTCGAATTGCATCAAGAATTTTACCTCGCATTCGTAAAGCAGAACTTGAACGACTCAAAAAAGTACGCGCTGCAAAAAAAGAAGATGTAAATAATCACTTTAACAATTTTATTGCAGAACGTGAATTTGAAAATTTGCAAAAGAAAGCTGAAAAGAGTGGTATTCCACTTGATATCATTTTTGAATGTTACATCCGCGAAAGTGATTCAAAGAAAGCATTTGAGCGCGTCAATTCTTTTGTTTCTGGTGGCAAGGCAAGAGAAATTGATAGTGATTTAGTTGAGAAGTTAAATCAAATAAAAGAGGCCTCGAGCGCGATGGATCGTCTTAAGAAATTTGACAAGTCGAGAGAAGCAGCTGGAAAAAGACCTATATTCAAAAAGGACTTTGCAAAAAACTTCTTAACTGTAAAAATGAAGAGACCTGGAATGTTATCTGTTATGAATGTACCAGCAAAAGAAGTAGATCGGTATCGCAAAATTGGATTTGAAGTAGTGGATGACTTAGGTAGAACCCATCATTCAACATCAGATAAAAAATAAAAGGTGTAATATTTAATGAGTATGATATATAAAACGTTTCTTAAAGAAGAATCGCAAGCCACTCTCAATATTTTTGATCTTGACGATACTCTTTTTCATACAAAGGCTAAAGTTAAAGTAATCAAAAATAATAAAGTGGTTCGTGAATTAGAAGCGAGTGAATACAATAATGATAAATTAAATCCTGGTGAATCATATGATTATGGTCAATTTAGAAGTGCTGAAGTATTTAAGAAAACAGCTACACCAATTGGTAGAATGGTAGGAAAACTTAAAACTGTAATACGAAATATAACAACTGAAAAATCAAAAGTAATCATAGTAACTGCAAGAAAAGATTTTGATAATAAACAACTTTTCTTAAATACGCTTGAATCCTATGGAATTGATATAAACAAATTGTATATTGAGCGCGCTGGTAATTTAGAACTTGGCTCCTCTGCAAAAAACAAAAGATTTATTTTTCACAAGTATTTACGAGGCGGTCGTTTCATGAAAATACGTTTATTTGATGACAGTGTGAAAAATCTTAATTCTTTTTTGGCCCTTCAGAAATTATACTCAGATTATAAATTTGAAGCGTGGCAAGTCAATAAAAATGGCACTGTTGAGCGATTTAAACACTTATAAATAGTAAAAAATATTGCGTTTAGGAGAACTATAATGCCAGAAAATTATTTCAGAAATCCAGACTCTCTCGTGAAAGTTGTTCGTGATATTATTGAAAAAAATGTGGCATCATCTTCACGCGCGTCAAAAGAAGACTCTACTCTACCAGTGAGTGAAGTTAAAGAAAAGAATAAAAAAGAAAAGGCAGACACGGGTAAGAAAAAAGATGAAATTGATACTGAACCTAAATTGAAAGTTTCTAAAGTTTATGAAAAAAATGATATAAAATTTGACTCTTCTTATGAAGACGCAAGTGATAATAAAATGTCGGATGCTGAAATGGAGAAACGTGAAAAAATTGTTAAATCATTAAAAAGTAAGACTGCTGACTTAAAGAAAAGATATGGTGATCGTTGGAAGGGCGTTATGTATGCTATAGCTACAAAAATGGCAGTGAAAGAAAATTTTGAACTTGAATTAACAGAAGAAGAGATTGAAGAATTGGAAGAAGTAATTTCAAAATCAAAAGAATATGCTGTTGTTAATTCTTCAACCAACAAGATAATTTCTTTAAGCAGCCAAAAAGAAGCACTAAAAATGTTGAAAAAATTAAATGCAAAAGAAAAAGGAAGTCATTATTTGGCATATACACTTATACGTAAAGTTGGTGATACTTTCAATTGGCCGTATAATGCGGCCAAGGCCAAGAGCATTGGAGAAGAAATTGAACTTAAATTAACAGAAGAAGAGATTGAAGAATTCGCGCGTGAAGAAGAAATTCAAGAAACAGCCGAAGCTGGCCTCGCTGCAAAGGCAGAAAAGTCTGGCGTTTCTATTGATATACTTCGCAAGGTGTATCGTCGTGGCGTTGCTGCATGGAATTCTGGTCATCGTCCAGGGACTACACCTCAACAATGGGGCATGGCTCGTGTTAACTCTTATATTACAAAAGGCAAAGGCACATATCACGGTGCTGATAAAGACCTTCGTGAAGAAGAAAGCAATTTGTCTAGAGTAAGAAAAGACAAAGAATCTGGTCTTCCACAGAAATATGTAACAGGTTTATCTGTCTCAACTGCTAAAGCAAGAGCAGCACATTGGCAAAAGATGAATAAAAAGAGTGATAAAGACCCATCAGCATATGAGCCAGCTCCAGGAGATGCTACTGCTAAAACTAAATTAAGCAAGCATACACTAAAATATCGGGCAATGTTCGGTGAGAACATGGACGAAGAATTGTATGATGTATGTTGGAATGATAATGAGCAGGTTGATATAAAAATGATAGATAACAAAGAGGACGATTTCTCTGATCAAGCACAAGTGACGCCTACACCCGATATTTATGATATGGAAAGAAGTCGCTGTATTGCAAACGATGTTCTAAAAGAAATTGAAGAGAGTGATTCCATTCAGAAAACTAAAGAATCAACACTGGATCCTAAAATCTTGCAAGTAGTTCGTCAAGCTTTTGCTGATCCCACAGATAGACAATATATGATGCGTATACTTACTCGTGGCGCAGAAAAGTCTATGGCAAATCCTAAGCTTCGTCCATACATATCAACTCTTATGAATAAATTTCTTGATGCTACAAAAAATGATCCAACTGTATTTTCAAAGGTACGTTCTTACTTTAAAAAAGCGGCCGAAGATGGAGTTGTTGATGAAGCGATGCTTCCATCATTGAAATATATAAAGTTTCGTTCATTTAATCAAACTAATCGCGCCGATTTCGAAGAAGCCGATCTTGATGAAGGTCGTAGAGGTAGACCTCGCAGCAAAGATTCGGGTCCTGAAAGAATTGAGCCCGAAGATGGTGGTCTTGAGCCCATTCAGGTTCAGTTAAATAAAGCCATTAATTTACGCGGAATGAAAGAAGTTGAGTTTATAAACGGCGATAAAGAAAAAGTGAATCCAGAATTGGCACGAACCGTTCTTAATAAAATCAATTCTTTACGTGGCGCCAAGGAAAAACAAATGGTTGTTCGTTTCATTATGAAATCTAAAAATAATTTACACAAATATGCAAATGATCCTGATGCTATGAAGCCTCAAAAACGCTTTTTATCATTTCGTTATTATAAATAATACAGTAATGGTGAATAAAAAGACTACGATTAGTATTATGATTTGGGCTATTGCCATCATTATGTTTTTTGTTTTTAATTTTTTTTTGCTTACTATTTTTTGTTATGTTGAGTAGGAAAACCGAAAAGAGAAAGGAACAATAACAAATGTCTAGTTGGGATTTTAGACGAGAAAAAAATCAAGATAATACTGGCTCAACATCTTCAAACCCATCAGGTGGATTAAAGGCAGGTTTTCAGCCTTTTCCCACAGCTGGCTCTCTTGCTTCAAAGAGAAATGTAATTGCAACAGAAAAGGGTTGGGTTCGGCGCATTCACAGAAATAACAATGATGGCTCTGGCACACGTCAAATTGACGAAATACTTGTTGCTGCTAATCCAGCAGCAAGCGGTGGTTATGCTGCTGATAGTTTTCTAGGCAATCCAGATATTGCTCAAATTTATCTAGCTGATTCAAGTAATATACCTTTGACATCAAGCACAATTGCAAATAATACAAGTTTTAGAGCGCATGTTGTATTTAATGAACCAATTAAATACAACACCTCGCCGGCGAGTGGTAAAATTAAACTAACATTCACGAACGTAGCCAACTCTTCGATAACAATGGTTGCGCAATCAACCGTGAGTAATAGTAACACTGGTATTCGTAATGCAAATAATACTCTTATATTTGCATTTACATCTGGTCCAGCAGGTTCGTATAAGATTAATGCGCAAACTTTATCAAATGCAACATCGACTGCTGTTGGTCTTTTGTCACTTAACAATAGTGAGTCCGCAAACTTGGTGGTTACTGGTGCAGTATCAAATTCAATCGGCACTATTATTGTTTCGGCATAATAAAGGAGTGATGTAATAATGGCTGATAAGAAAGTAACGCAACTTACGAGTCTTGCGACTCCGGCGTCTGAAGATTTATTACTTATTATTGATGACCCATCGGGTACACCAGTAAGTAAACAAATTAGTGTGAAAAATCTCGCTGGTGGTTTGCCAAACACAGCCATCAGCGGGTCTTTTATTGTAAGTAGTAATTCAATCAGAATAACTACACCAAAAACACCAGCATCGGCGAGCGCGACTGGTACAGCTGGAGATATTGCATGGGATACTAGTTTTATATATGTTTGTGTAGCCACAAATACTTGGAAGAGAGTGGCCATATCTACTTTTTAATGGTTTGTAAATGTTTGAAACAATAGATGAATCCAACTTTATGTTATTTGCCGCAAAACATTATGATAATCTAAGTTGTATGGATCAACTTGAGTTTCAAGAAGATATAGAACGAATCAAATATATAAAAAGATTGTTTGTAAAATATAAGAAGAATAAAGAACTAAAGGAGCGATTAATACTCAATCATTTGATTATTCTTTACAATGTATTTTATCATAAAGCATGTACAAGAATGTTGTGTTATAAATTATATGAATATCTACAATATTTGAAGCCCTTTCTAGTTTATTTAAACTATTGGCCCGATAAAGTAGATGCAATTGGTATAAACAAAATAATAATTAATGATTCAGACATTGCTATGGATAGTTACATTATTCAAAAGTTAAGGGGACTTTAATGGCAGATAGTAGTGTTGTTGGATTAGGAAGCGGAATGGACTTATATGTTGTTTACCGTTTTGTACGGGCGCTTAGCACTCCGTTTAATGAAACTGACGCATTTAAGTTGGGATTAATAGACGAAAATGGAAAGAGACTTAAAAAGGCCTCTACTAAAGAAGAAAAGATGGCGATGTCGTATTTTCATCGTTTAATTTTTAATATGAAGCGTCTATTATCAAAAGTAGGACTTACAAGTAAATTTGCAACATTCGCAGCAGCTTTATTGTTACTTCGAGAAAATAAAGAAAATTACACAGAAGAACAAATAGTAAAGAAAATAAACGAAAATATTGAATATTTAAAGAAAAACTCAGTTAAAAATTTCAAAGAGTTTGTAGAAGAGATTACTAATTCCACCGGTCCAGCGGTTGCTGGTACTGGCGATGATGTCGCCACTTGGGTTAAACATCCATATCGTGTTGGAAAGAAGGGCGAAAAAAAGAGACAAGGTAGATATATTAATGGAGTTACTTATCTTAAAAGAGTTGCCAAAGAAGCAGCGAAAAACGGTCGAATACGGCAATGAAGACACGTAAAGGAATTTACAATGAATTGATGATTGGAGGCATAACAATGGCTGAAGAAAATATTTTAAATACAACAAACGACGAATCGTCCTCAGTAAAGAAAAAAGTAAAGGCTGAGGTGGCTCCTTCAAGTGATCAAGCGAATGTGAATCTATCAGAAAATTTTACACTTGAAGAATTTACATTCTCAAATACAGTTAAGAAATCTGGACAAAATATACTTAATGTTCCATCTAAAAAAGAAATAGCTTCTGCTGTTGCGCTTTGTGAAAACGTACTTCAAAAAGTACGTGATAAATTTGGACCAACTCATATATATTCTGGTTACCGAAATCAACAAGTAAATAAACTTGTTGGAGGCAGTCCTAATTCGCAGCATATGAAAGGCGAAGCTGCTGATATAGCAGTGAAGGGATATGATAATTATAAAATAGCTTGTTGGATTCGTGATAATTTAGAGTTTGATCAGCTAATACTTGAGTTCCGTAATCCAGAAGAATTTGGATCTGGTTGGATACACGTATCATATAGTGAAGGTAATAATCGAAAAGAATCGTTAACTGCGACACTACTTCGGCCTGCTCATAATGCAGAAAATAATCGCGTTGTTTATAAAAAGGGATTGGTTAGATAATGTTTCTTAATTTACTTACTGCAAAAATTATAGGCGGTGTGGCCATTGTGGGTCTTATTGGTGGAGTTTATTTGTACATATCACATTTAAAATCCAGCTTAGCCACACTTGAAGCAAATAATGTAAAGCTAAATTTTGCTGTTGAACAACAAAAAGAATTGATAGAGCAGCAAAATAAAGACATAATTGTGGTCGCCAATTATTTCAAGGATTATCAAAAACTTAACAACTCTTTAAACAAATCATTAAACACACTTAATGAAAAATTCAACAAGAAAAATGCAGAAGACGTTCAAAGAGATTTAGGCAAAATCGCAAAGGCAAAATCTAAATTAATAGAAAAAATAATAAATAAAGGAAGTAATAACTCTCTTCGATGTCTTGAAATAGCTATGGGAGCTTCGTTAACTGATGAAGAAAAAGGTGCAACTAAACGGTCGGAAATTAATTCGGAGTGCTATGATATTGCTAACCCTTCCTATTCTGACAATGGGAATTAGTGCGTGCGAGACTGTTGATAAATTAGAGTTCTTCAAGAAAGAAACGCCTAGATTAGCACTTAATTTAGAGTCCCCACCTCCTATAAGGCTTAATGATGTTAAATGGATAGTAATTACTGAAAGTAATTATGCGGAAATATTCGACGAATTAAAAAAACAAAATAAAGATCCAGTGCTTTTTGCTTTGACAGACGACGAATATAAAATACTATCATTAAATATAGGTGAAGTTAGAAAATACATTATACTTAATAATGATGTATTAAAAAAGTATCGAGAGTATTATGAAAGTACTAACGATGAGCAATAACACAAAATCAAATCCTCGTTCGTCTATCAGAATAAGAGATGAAAATAAAGATGGAATGATTAATGAATCTGACGTTGAAATGAAATATGATATTATTAAGATTAAAAATGAAGATAGAAAAGAAATTGCTCAACGAAAAATGGCTTGGTTTTCTCTTATTGGTATGTTGTTTTATCCGTTCTCAATTATTATTGCAACTGTCTTAGAACTTGAAAATGCTGCTAATATTATAGGCAATATTGCATCTACATATTTTGTATCTGTTGCTGCTATTGTTGCTGCATTTTTTGCAAAAGAGGCATATGTTAAAAAAAATAAGGAGAAATGAAAAAAATGACAATCACCAGTTCAAATGAATGTAATAATTGCAATTGTATTCAAGAACAATGCAAATGTTTTGAAAAATATGATGCTTGCAATTGTAAAGATTGTGATTGTTTGCAAGACCCAGATCCATGGCATGGAAATGAAGAAACACATATTGATATATAAAAAATGACAATTAATTTATCGGATGCATACGCCGATTTAAAAGTATGCAGTAATTGTATGCATCCTTGTCACTGCAATAATGCAGAAGATAAATCATCTTCCGCATTTCGTCTACAAGGCCGATGTTGCGAATTAGTTGGAATTGGTATGACGGATAAAAATGACATTTGTGGTTGTAAAAAATGTTGTTGTGATATTAAAAAATATCCAGGCATGAGTTACGCTATCTGATTCACATTTATAAGAAAATAAGAAAATAATTATCTAAATTTGCAAAAAACTTCTTGACTTTTGCAATAATTATAGGTATTATAGGCCTTGTGCCTATTTGATATAATATAGTTATAAGTTAATTATGGATATATGATGAGTATATGGATCGACATAAAATACGCTAATTTGCTATCAGTACAATTAGAAAGGTATAAAGTAAGACAAACAAATCCGTATTTGGCTAACTTTAGATGCCCGATATGTGGAGATAGTAAAACTAGTAAATCTAAAGCTAGAGGATACATATATCAGAAGTTGAATGCTTTGTTTTATAAGTGTCATAATTGTGGTGCTGGCTTAAGTATTGGTAACTTCATTAAGGAGTTAAATTCAGGATTATTTAAAGAATATTCTCTTGAAAGATATAAAGAAGGATATTCTATTCCATCTACATCTAAAAATAAAGTAGATTTTACATTTAAGCCACCGGTATTTAAAGAAAAAAGATTGCTTGATCGTCTGCTGCCCAGACTTGATAGTCTGCCCGATACTAATGAAGCAGTACAATATTGTTTGTTGAGAAAAATACCTAAAGAAAAATTCAGCAGTTTATATTTTATTGATGATGTCAATCTTATAGAACAAATAGCGCCATCTTATAAAGATAAATTAATTAAGTTGACTCCTAGACTTGTTATACCGTATTATGATCGTAATGATAATCTTATTGCTGTCACTTGCAGGTCTCTTAGAAATGAAAATCTTAGATATTTAAATATAGTTATTGACAAAACTGCTTCTCTTATATATAATATAGAAAATGTCGATACGTCTAAAACAGTGTATTGCTGTGAAGGGCCTATTGATAGTATGTTCTTAAGTAATGCTATAGCTGCCAGCTCGTCGAATTTGCAACGAGTATCAAAACATGTGCCGAAGCATAATCTTGTTTTAATTTTTGATAATCAACCACGTAATAAAGAAATTGTAAAAATAATGAAAGATGCTGCGCAAAATTCATTTAAAATGGTTGTTTGGCCAGAAAATATTCAACAAAAGGATATCAATGAAATTATTTGTTCTGGAACATCTCCAGAAAAAGTACTTGACGTAATAAATAATAATACATTTTCCGACTTATCTCTTAAATTGAAATTAAATTCATGGAGTAAATGTTGATGCATGTTAAAATGGTGTCATGCTCGCAGAAATCACTTGAATATAAAGTTGCTATGGGTGAATTGGCATTTGATAAAAATTGTGTGACAGACGAATTTGTCAAAAAAGATTATCAGTTTAACGGCGATAAATTGGATGAAATGATTGCTTATACAGCAAGAGTATCAAATCCAAATAATCAAAATAACAAAACATCAGTAGACAAACTTATAAGATATCTTATTAAAAATAAACATTGGTCAGTATTTGAGATGGTCAATATTTGTTTAGAAATTGAAACAACACGTGATATTGCAAGACAAATATTACGTCATCGCAGTTTTTCGTTTCAAGAATTTAGTCAACGTTATTCTGATCCAACTGATCCAACAAGCAAATTAGGTTTTGTGACAAGAGAAGCACGTCTTCAAGATACTAAAAATAGACAAAATAGTATAGAAGTAGAAGATGAGGAATTAGATAAGAAGTGGAGAGAACTTCAAAGTAACATTACACAATCTGCAATAAAAGCATATGAATGGGCTATTCTACATGGTATTGCAAAAGAACAAGCAAGAGTAGTGTTACCAGAAGGATTAACTGTATCAAGAATGTATATGAACGGCTCGCTTCGTTCGTGGATTCATTATATCGAACTACGTTCTGGACCAGAAACGCAGAAAGAACATAGAGAAGTCGCTAAAGAGTGTGCGCGTGTTATTGCAAATGTATTTCCTTTAATCAATAATTTTAAGAAAGAAGAATAAATGGAATATATGGGAATAGAAATTCAACCAAATCGCGATAATTTGTTTGACAGTAATGGCATTAAAAGACTTAAAGAATCTTATATGAATGAAAATGAAACATCACCGCAACAACGAATTGCATATGTTTCTAAAGTATTTTCTTCCAATCAAGAACATGCTCAACGTCTATATGATTATGCTTCACAGCATTGGTTATCGTATTCTACTCCTATTTTAGCATATGGTTCTACTCGTCGAGGCCTGCCAATATCATGTTATCTTAATTTTATTGAAGATACCGCAGAAGGTCTTGTTAATAATTTGTCTGAAACTAATTGGCTATCGATGCTAGGTGGTGGTGTTGGTATAGGTTTTGGAATTCGATCAGCAGATAATAAGTCTACTGGTGTAATGTCTCATTTACGAATGTATGATGCATCTTCACTTGCATATAGACAGGGTCGTACACGTAGAGGCAGTTATGCTGTATACTTGGATATTTCTCATCCTGATATTTTGATGTTTATTGAAATGAGAAAGCCAACTGGTGATCAAAATATGCGTTGTCTTAATTTGCATCATGGCATTAACATTTCCGATGATTTCATGCGCATTATTGAAAAATGTATGACAGATAAAAATTTCGATGATTCGTGGGAATTAAAAGATCCGAATACAAAAGAAGTTCGTGAAGTTGTATCTGCTCGTGATTTATGGCAACGTATTATTGAAATTCGTATGCAGACGGGAGAACCATATCTTCATTTTATTGACAAGTCCAATCGTGATTTGCCAAAATGGTTAAAGGATAAAAATCTTCGTATTAATCAGTCTAATTTATGTTCTGAAATAATTCTTCCTACAGACAAAAATAGAACCGCTGTCTGTTGTTTATCTTCACTTAATTTGGAGTATTTTGATGAATGGTCAACTAACAAACAGTTTTTACGCGATGTTCTTGAAATGCTCGATAACGTTCTTCAAAAGTTTATTAATGATGCTCCTGATTATGTTGCTAGGGCTAAGTTCTCTGCGAGCAGAGAACGATCAGTTGGTGTTGGCGCACTTGGATTCCATGCATACTTACAACGAAATAAATTGCCTTTCGAATCAGCCCTTGCCAAATCAGTTAATATTAAAATGTTTAAATATATACGAACGGAATTGGACAAAGCTAATCGAGACCTTGCCAAAGAAAGAGGAGAAGCCCCTGATGCGATTGGATTTGGGATTAGGTGTAGTCATGTCATGGCAATTGCACCTAATGCCTCTTCTTCAATCATTATGGGAAATACCTCCCCATCAATTGAACCGTGGAGAGCAAATGCTTATCGCCAAGACACACTTAGCGGTGCATTTTTAAATAAAAATAAGTATCTTGATATTTTATTAAAAAAGAAATGTGAAGAGGATGATACATTAGATTACGAAAAGTTATGGTCAAATATTATTTCGAATGACGGTTCTGCACAACAACTAAAATGTTTAACGGATTATGAGAAGGATATATTTAAAACATCAATGGAAATAGATCAGAGGTGGATTATAGAACATGCAGCAGACCGTCAACAGTTTATTGATCAAGCTCAGTCAATTAATGTATTTTTCCGCCCAAACAGTAATATTAAATATTTACATGCTGTGCATTTTCTTGCATGGAAACTTGGATTAAAGACAATGTATTATTGCCGAAGTGAAAAGATTGGTCGTGCTGATAAAATATCAAAGCAAATTGAAAGAGAAATTATAAAAGAAATTGACATATCTGCTCTTACTAAAAATGAGGATACTTGTTTGGCATGTGAAGGATGAATATAAATAGACCATCGTTACAACAATATTGCAGAGGAAATATGATCGAATTATGTCTGGAGAATTTATTGCAACAAAATATTCTGGTAAACATTTGATTCTAGACTTGTTCGATGTCGATCCTAAATTCTTGTGCTCTGTAAATGAAATAAAAAAATGTCTGAAAAAAGCAGCCACATCAGCTAAAGCAACAGTTTTAAAAGATGCTTTTCATCATTTTGGAAAGGACCATGGAGTAACTGGAATTATTGTATTATCTGAAAGTCATATCAGCATTCATACATGGCCAGAAGAACGATATGCTGCTATTGATATTTTTATGTGTGGCGTTTGTAATCCAGAAGATTCAATTGAGGAAATTAATAATTATTTTAAGCCAGGCAATTTATCTAAGAATGTATTATACAGAGGTATAATAGCGTAAATCATCATTTTTATGGATGGAAAAAATTAAAATGGCATTAACTGATACAAGATTAACGTTTAAACCATTTAATTATCCTTGGGCGTATGATGCGTGGTTGACTCATGAACAATCACATTGGATTCATACAGAAGTACCAATGATAGAAGATATTAAAGATTGGAAAAACAAGCTTAGTATTGAAGAGAAATACTTTCTCACTCAAATATTTCGCTTTTTTACTCAATCAGATATAGATGTGGCAAGTGGTTACATAAAAAACTATCTATCTAACTTTCCTCAACCGGAAGTGCGAATGATGCTTATGAGTTTTTCTTCACGCGAAGCTTTGCACATAGCAGCATATTCACATTTAATTGAGTCTCTTGGTATGCCAGAGACTATTTACAATGAATTTCTAGAATATGATGCAATGAGAGAAAAACATGAATATTTTACCTCTAAAGTAGAAAACGGCGCAATTCTTCCTGTAAAGATTGCTGCAATATCTGCATTTACAGAGGGCCTTGCTCTTTTTAGTTCGTTTATTATGTTATTGAATTTTCCTAGACATGGTAAAATGAAAGGGATGGGTCAGATTGTTACTTGGTCTATCGTAGATGAAACAATGCACGCGAACGGTATGATTAAATTGTTTCGCACGTATGTAGAAGAAAACAGAGAAACTTGGAATGATGAAACAAAAGGTCAAATATATACAGTTGCAACTAAGATGGTTGAACTAGAGGATAAATTTGTTGATCTTGCTTTTAAAATGGGAAAGATTGACGGGCTTCAAGATTACGAAGTAAAAGAATATATTAGATATATAGCCGATAGGAGACTTATATCTATGGGCTTGAAAGGTGTATTTAAAGTAAAGAAAAATCCTTTACCATGGGTAGAATCTATGATTAATGCGCCAATACATACTAATTTCTTTGAAAATCGTGCCACCGATTACGCAAGAGGTGCGCTTACTGGTTCATGGAACGATGTATGGTCAAATTAACAGGAGATAATTATGAACTATAATAGAAATGATGAAAAGAGTCGGCAGTATGGTATATGTGAAGAGTGCTATGCTGAATTTGTAATATTACATGAAGAGAATAAAGAAGTTGAATTTTGTCCATTTTGTGGCGCCGAACTTAATAATGAGGAAATAGACGAAGACGAAAATAATGAAAATGATTTTTTTTCTCATGACTAATTGGAAATGAGCAGTTATAATAATCCATGGACATTTAATGGGAAAGCTTTTGAATCTGAAAACATTGAAAATTTTGTTGGATTTGTATATTGTATTATGAGTCTCATTGATGGCAAAAAATATATAGGAAGAAAGTACTTTTATAATGTAAGAAAAGTAAAAGGAAAAGGTCGTCGTAAAAGAAATGAATCGGATTGGAAAGAATATTACGGCAGTTCTGAAAATTTATTGATGGACATAGAAAAATATGGTAAAATAAAATTTAAAAGAACTATTCTTTCTTTACACATAACTCGTGGCGATTGTAATTATGAAGAGGTTAAGCAGCAATTTGTAAATAATGTATTAGAAGAAGAAGGATTCTATAATGAAAACATTTCTGGAAAATACCACAGAAAACAAAAACACATTAAAGATGGAAGACGAGTTTCTAAAGAAAAATACAAAAACTTTGAACAAATTTGATTACAATAGAAATATAGAAAATTGGGACGATTTCGTTCTTAGAAAAATGAGAGAATATCATGAAAGTAAATATAGGCCCGATTCTTAATAAGGGAAAATCTTCTCGCGTTATAGATATACAAATAGATAGATATGATGTACAAAACGTTGACAGTACAATATCGTTGATTTTAGTTCCTCTTTTAAAACGTTATAAAGATGTTGCAACAACTGGCACGCCAATTGTACAAGATGAAGACCTTCCAGAAAATCTTCGCACTACAGAAAAAAATGATAACACAATTGCACCAGAAGAAACATTTGAGAACGATGATACATATTTTAGACAAAAACGTTGGAATTGGATATTAGATGAAATAATTTGGGCATTTGAACAATACATGAATGATAGTAGATTTGATGTTATACAATCATCTGAAAACTACTACAGAGTAAAAAACGGTAGAATGTTGTTTGCAAAATATTTTGATGACATGTGGATTTAAAATGGTAGATGTAGTGTGTGTTAAATGGGGCGATGAATTCTCGGATGATTATGTATATAATCTCAAGGCTATGATATCGAGAAACACCACAACGCCTTTTAATTTCAAAGTGTATACTGACAAACATTTAGAAAATATAGACTATCATCCTCTTGAAAAAAATATTAAAGGTTGGTGGAATAAACTGTATCTATTTTCAAGGCATAATACATTTCAGAGTAATTCCATAGTATATTTTGATTTAGATACTGTAATCACTGGAGACATTAATTTCTTGCTTAATTATAATGGTGATTTTATGGGTATAGAAAATCTTGGTGTTAATAATCGTTTTGAAAATAATGAAATATATAAGAATGTTTTGCAAACAGGCGTAATGGCGTGGAATCCTACAAAGTGTTATTTTATTTGGGAAAAGTTTGTTGAACATCGTCAGTATATATTAAGTAATTATCGTGGTGATGGTGAATATATTAATGATATTTTAAAACATCAATCTTCGCCTATTCGACCAGATTTTTTACAGCACAAATATCCAGGTCGATTAAAATCGTATAAGTATGAAATATATGAAAATGGTTTAGACAAAGATACAAGTATCATATGTTTTCATGGAACGCCTAGGCCGCACGAAGCCATTAGTAAAACAACATATCCGTGGGGCGTTGAGTTTCAACCATTACCGTGGATTGCAGATTATTGGAAACCATAAGAAGAAAAGAATGCCCAATTCTTTTGCAGATATAGAAACTAGAAAGATAATTAAACGCATTTTCAAATCTGAAGGATGGCAATTACCAAAAAAACTGGAACACAAAGAATGAAATTAGGTATACTTACTCCTTCCAGACAAAGACCTGGAAGACTTGATAGTTTTATTAGATCAGTGCACACTTTTGCTTCTAATAAAAATCGTGTGTATACATGCAGTTATATTGATAACGACGATCCTAGAATAGAAGCATACAAAAGTTATTATGATCAAAGATCGCTTTTTAAAAACGATTTTATTTGTACAGGTCCACCACAATCAGTATCTAAATCTTGGAACATTCTTATAGAAAAGGTAACAGAACTTGATATTGATGTTGTCATTATGGGCAATGATGATATGTTGTATAGGACAAATAATTGGGACGTATTACTTGAAAAAGAAATAGAAAAATATCCTGATCAAATTTATTGTATGTGGTTTGAAGATATGATTAATGGCCCAAATCATTGTGCATTTCCAATAGTATCATATAAGTGGATTAAAACTCTTGGATATTATACACCAGGACATTTACCTTTTAAATTTTTGTATAATGATACATGGATATTTGATCTTGGAAAAAGAGTTAATCGCTGCCACTTCATACCAAATGTGGTAAATGAACACCTTCATTTTACGGTTAATAAATCATCAGTGGATGAAACTACAAAACGAAATCGAGGCGCTCAAGGTTTTGATGCAAGAATAGATGATAAATCTTTATTTGAGCAAACTGTAATAAATAGAGAACAGGATGCTAAAAAATTACAAAATGTTATTGATGAATATAAATGCCACAACAACTAGAAACAATTTTTTGTAAAAAATTTACATGCGAATAGCAATATATAGAATTCATTACGGCATAGAATTTCTAAAGCAATCAATCGAATCAATTTATGATGCGGTTGACAAAATCTTTGTAATATATTCCTTATATCCATGGGTTTATAAAGAGACTGTAAATTATTGTGGCTCAGAAATACCTATGCCAGCTCTACATGAAAACGTAGATAAATTTATCTACACTCATTTTGGCAGTAAATCATCGAATAAATGGTATGATGAAAAAATAATAACATTTCGTTGTGAAATAAGTACACCACTTAATCAGTTTAGATTATATTATGATATGTGTATGAATAAATTTATTAATAAATTCAAGTCATCAAATTATCATGATACATCTTTTGATGACATCAGTGTGCTATTCATTGAGCCTGATATGATATTTTATAAACCAGATGTTAAAGAATTATTTCAACAAATTGATAAAGAAACCAAAGTGCCATGTCTTAGTTCATTACAAATAGAATTATGGAAAAATGAATCATGGATAATTCCTTCTCGCCCACGTATAGGACCTACTATATGGAAACCTAAACGTCAAATTAATTTTACAACAAATTTTGGAACATATAACGAAAGACAAAAATATATATCAAGTAATATAAAAAATTACAATTTTGGATTTTGTTTTAGTAATGAAACAATGTTGTATAAACATCTTACTGCTATCAATTTTTCTTCAATTATTGGCGACTCAATACCATCTCATGAATGGTATAAAGACAAATGGTTAAATTGGACTCCAGATACAACCGATTTAGAGATATCAGAAAAGTATAAACATCTCATTCATAAAGCGGAGCCTTATTCTATGCCAATAGAAATGTTAAAGCAGATTGGAAAAAATATATGATAAGAGAAAAAAGTCAAGAAGAACACAAATACACGTCAACAGGAATAAAGTGGTGGCGGCATTCGAATCAAATGCTTGAATATAAATCAGGCGGCCATAATACTGTTATTTCCACACACATATCTCCAGAAGGCGCGTGTAATTTAAAATGCCCATATTGTTCTGTTACATATAGAGACACACACGAACGCATAGATTTTGATGTTATCAAAAAATATGTTAGGGACTTAAAGACTCGTGGATTAAAGGCAGTAATTTTAACTGGTGGTGGTGAGCCCACTGGATACAAACATTTTAATGAACTTGTCCGTTTTATTCATGATGAAGAAAATCTGAAAGTGGCTCTTATTAATAATGGAACTCTCACAAGACGTATTAATGATGATGTACTTAAAATGTTTTCATGGGTTAGAGTATCTATTAATATGTTTGTTAATTGGGAAGAAAAAATAATGTTTCCTTACGATAAAGTTAGTGATGATTGTGTGGTGGGTTGTTCAAGTGTATTTACATCTGATCATGAAAAGTCAGAGGATACTGTCAACAAAATTGAAATGTATAAACGTATATCAAAGGTAGCAGATAAATGCGGCGCCAAATATATTCGTCTTCTTCCTAATTGTTTATTGGAACAAGACGATCTTATAAGAAAGCATAACGAACTTGACGAAATTTTAAAAGAAGTTAATGATACAAGATATTTTCATCAATATAAAATACACGGCGCGCCACAAACTTCTAAGTGTCATCAATCATATTTTCGACCGTATCTGAGCGAGGTAGATGGAGGAACTGTATATCCATGTGATTCAGTTGTATTAAATGGAGCAGTTGCTCATTTTGCAAAACAATGGCAACTTTGTAAAGCGAAAGATGTATTGCAATATATAGATGGTATGATAGAACAACCATTTGATGCAAAAAAACATTGTAAAGGTTGTGTATTTACTGAAAATGTTAATATGCTCGATGACTTTGTAAATGGCAAAATAGATAGATTTGAGGAATTTAAACAGCCGTTAGTTCATGAAGAATTCGTATGAAATTGAAAGTTTGAGTAATTTTGTGGTAAAAAAATGATTGATGATAAATTTTTTGATAAGGTATATTTTGAATCCGGGCCTCAATCTGGTAAATCACTTTATCAGAACTATTCATGGCTTCCTGAATTAACGATACCACTTGCTTATCGATTTGTATGTGAATTTCAACGTGAGGCCTCCATGGGATTGCAGCAGTGGGAAAAGTCACGATTACAATTTTATGCCAAACGGAAAATTGTTCCCATTCCTAATCGTTGGAAAAATAGTTTTACTAACGATGTTTTTTTAGAAGAAATAGCAAACGAAAAAAGCAACAAAAATACTATTATGGATTTTGGTTGTGCAAAGGGTTATTTAGTTCATGCTTTTAGATTATTAGGAATAGAAGCATATGGTGTTGATATTTCTGAATATGCCATTTCAAAAGCACCAAAAGAAGTTAATAATTATATATCTCTTATAAAGCCATATTCAGATAATTTTCGTTATTGTACTTATATTATATGTAAAGATATACTTGAACATATTCCATATGATAAAATAGATGAACAGCTAAGTATACTTAAAAGTAAATGCGAAGTCGTTCTTGCAATTATTCCATTAGGAAATAATGGAAAATATGTTATACCTGCATATGAATTAGATAAATCGCATTATATTCGTGAGCCCAAAGAATGGTGGAATGAGCGATTTGAAAAGGCTGGATTTACACAAATAAAAAGCACGACTAATTTGGGCGCATTTAAAGCGCAATGGCAAGAAATAGATTCGAATGGAAATTTACTTTATATGGGCTTCTAATATGATTGACATTATTTTTAAATCTTGATATAATGTTTAATATATTAAAGGATTTAATGTAATGAAGGATAAACCAGTAATACCTCCAAATACATGCCCTCATATTGATAGAGTAATAGAATTGATTGATAATTTTGTAAAAAATATGCCTTCGTCCTCAAGTTGGCATAATGATCAAAATTTATTTGAAAAATATTGCTCTATAATAAAAGAGGAGCTTGAATATATAAGAAGGTCTAATGAGTTGCTTCGCACAGCTTCTAAATTTTGGCATGATGTAGCAATCGAAAAAAAATCAAAAAAAAAGTAAAAATATATGACTGAAATTAATGAGATTCAAAAAATTCTGAGTGAATTTTTTACTACAGAAATACCAAATCCAGATAATTATCCAGAGTCATTCAAATATATGATTAAAATATATGCGTACATTATGCAGAATAGTAAAACAACGTCTCTAGAAAAAATAATAGAAAAGGAATGATGAAAAATGAAGAATCTTAAATCAATTTTACAATCTTTTGCTGAAGCTTACGAAGTTCCTATTAATCCTAAGTGTGCGTTTGTTGGCGTTGGCAAACTTGGAAAGGATGTTGCTGAAGTTATTTCAGAGTATTATGATATAGTCGGATATGATATACGCAAAATAGAAAATACCACCATTAAAATGGAATATGACTTAAAAACCGCAGTATCTAATAAGGACATTGTTTTTATAGCAGTCCCTACCGCGCATGATAAAAGTTATGATGGTCGTTATCCAACAAGTCATTTGCCACCAAAAGACTTTGATTATAGTGTTGTTGTATCTGTAACTAAAGAAGTGGACTCATATGTAAACAATAACACACTTATTGTTATGATAAGCACTATGCTTCCTGGCACTGTTAGAAGAGAAATAGCACCCGTCATTAATAATGGAAGATTCATTTATAATCCCTATTTGATAGCACAAGGCTCAGTTAAATGGGATATGCAAAATCCAGAAATGGTAATGATTGGCACTGAAAACGGCGAAGAAACTGAAGATGTAGAACTTCTTATGGAATTTTATAGGCCCATACTTAAAAAGCATGGCACCAGATTTGAAATAGGAACGTGGGAAGAAGTGGAGTCGATGAAAATTTTTTACAATACATTTATCACGACTAAACTTTGTCTTGTAAATATGATTCAAGATACAGCTATGGCAATAGGGCATATGAATGTTGATCGAGTTACCGATGCTCTTAAACATTCTAAAGATCGTATTACAGGACCAAAATATATGACAGCTGGACTTGGCGATGGTGGAGGATGTCATCCAAGAGATAATATTGCCCTTCGCTCATTTGCAGAAAAACATAATTTAGGTTATGATTTATTCAATGCAATTATGAAAACACGAGAAGAACAAGCTCGTAACATGGCAAAATTCTTTGAGACTATAAATGTACCAAAGAGCATGCCAGTGATTATATTAGGAACGGGATTTAAGCCAAATGTAAATCAATTAGAGGGCTCACCTTCCATACTTGTAGGACATTATATTGAATTGCTTGGCTATAATGTTTATTATGATCAAGAAGTTTTAGATACCACAAGTCCGAAAGTGTATTTTCTTGGTTGGCCAGTTTATTTTAATAATTATCTTTTCGTTAAAGGTTCCATTATCATTGATCCTTGGAGACAGATAAAATCTATTGACAAAAATGAACTAACCATATACCATTATGGAAATACGCGAAATAATTCATTGGGCCTAGTTGAATCATAAAAGATTTGATGATTATATTAAAGAAAAAAGATTTTTCTTCTGTCAGGAAATGGGTAGCAAAATCAAGCCGCATTTGTTGCAGATCAGGAAATTAATTTAGTCGCTTGTTTGACTGAAATAATGGTAGAATGTGAGTTTAATTAAGGAGATTAATATGAATAATTCCAATGTAGTAGATTTATTTGATGAAAAATACGAAGTAAAAATAAATGATAAATTAACGGTTGTATATGATAATAAACAAGAAAAAGAAAACTATAATGCCTTTGTTTATAAAATATGTATTTCTTACATTGGAAAAGAT